ACGGCTGCCCCTTCACGTTTTCACCAACCGGTTGGAGCCTGCCGCGCTTACGCCATGAGCGAATCGTGTTCGTGTTGCACTGGAACCCGCATTCGCGCAGCAGTTCCGCACACTCCCCCGCCGTGAACGCCCTGCCCGATTCGATGCACTCCCGCAGGAACCCCAATCGCACGTCGACCACACGATAAGTGTTGCCGCACACGGGACATGCAACGCTTACCGCGCCGACCGCCGCTGTCAATTCGACTCCGCACAGCGGGTTCGGGCATCTTCCGATGCCATGTTTCGCAGGCGGCACGTCGATGATGTCCAGCGTCTTTCGAACCATCGACTCCCACTCATGGTAGAAGTCGGCGATGTCAGGCATGCGGCGCAGTCGAGGACTGCCGGCGCAGACACGCAGCATGTCCACCAGCGGCGGATGCATGCCATAGGTCGCCCAAGGCATGGCGGGCGGAGCGTACAACCGGCGCCAGAGTGCGATTGCGGCATCCTCGATGGCCTGCATGTGGTCGAGCACCGGCAATCGGATTGGCGTCGGCGCGGCTGGAAGGTTGACGCGTCCAGGCTGGCGGCCTCCGTAGTGCGCGGTCGAGTCCAGGAACTCATGTAGCGAATCCAACCATGCTGGATATTCCCGCAGCCAGCCGCGGAGCAGCCCATCGCATCTCGCGCACATGGTGTCGCCGACAGCGCATCCTCCGCCGCAGACGAGGCACACACCGGCGAGCGCTGGTGTTGTTTGGCTGGTGTTTGTTGTGGTGTTGGTGGTGGTTGGTTGGGATTCGTTGGTTGGTTCGTACATTTGTTCGATTCCCTCCGGCGTGATAGTCTGGTTTGTGGTAATGCCAGAGCCCGGCCGGAAGGTCGGGTTCTTTGTTTATTCGGTGGCGGAGTCCTGTTCTTCAAGGTCGACGTGTTCGAGCTTGGCTCTATGGCGGAGCAGAACGGCGTATTCATCCATGACGTCAAGCTGCCTGCTCAACAGACCGATCGGACAGACGGGCTCGAAGTCGAGCGTGCCATCCGCATACCGCTGCAGCATGCCCCTGAGCCTGCCAGCACGAGCGGTCAACTCACGGTATTCGACGCGCATCCGCTCCTCATAATCGCCTCCGTCGGCGCTCGCGGGTTGCGCTTGGTCAGCGGCGGCGAGCACTTCGATGGCTTGGCGAACGTATCCGTCGCGGATCCATTCGGATGCGGTCTGCCATTCCTCGTGGATGATTTCGGTGGAGTCCTTGCGGAGCGCCCATTTGAGTCCAAACAGGCGTTCGGCGACGGCTTCGGTGCGCGCGTCGATCGGCGGCAGTGGCGGGTCGAGTGTTTCCTCGCTCATTGTTTCAGGTCCTTTCCGTGGGATGATTGCGATTGGGACAGGCGCCACCGCTCGAAAAGACGGTAGGCATCCAGCGAAATGATTTTTACCGGATGGAATTTGAGACGCCACATGCAGTCGGCGCACACCTCTCCCGCCACCTTGGCCTGGTCGGCGTAACACAGGCACACGCTGTAGACGGGACTCGAGCACCACCGGCCGCACAAATCGCAGGTGTGTATGTCCATCGTGACCAACTCGTCACGCTGCGGCAGGAACGGATTCTCCGCATCCCTTTCCTCCACGGCATCGGCGAGCGCCTTTGCGATCTCATCCTTGGCGGTGAGGTAGGCATGATACCGGGTCGACGAAATCTCGTAGAGCGGCCGGTTGCCGTCGCGGGATGCGGCGCGCACTGCCGCGAGTTCCTGGTCGATGAGTTTGCCGAGCGTGCTGATGGCGATGTCTGCGCCCGTGTTGTTCATTGCTGTCTCTTTTCCTTGTCGTCTTCCGGCGCGATGTATATGGCGCCGTCCTGAGTGGTGATTTTCATCGTGGTTCCTCGTCCGCTCCGCTGACGTGATTCCAGTCGCAGGACAGGCCGGCCTGCTTGTAGTCCGAGTAGACGACGCAGTCCACTTGCCTCGTGTCGGTCAGGGTGACGACGCATTCCGTGAATACGTCGGCCCCGGCGGAGCACTGCGAGTCGACGGACCTGACCGCATGCGCTGGCGTGGAAGGCTCCGACGCGCTTCCGCATCCTGAGAGCGCGGTGCAGAGGGTGAGGGTGATGGCGGTAAGTGTGGCGCAGATGGTGTTTCTCATTGTTCGTTCCTTTGATGGTGGCTGGCGTGGTGGTTCCAGAGGCGGATGGCTTTGTTGAGGTTTTTGCCGTCGACGTAGAGGATGCATTTGTGCCGGCAGTTGGGGCAGATGCAGCCGTAGATGGTGTTGACCGGTTGGCGGGTTAGGAGGTTGTAGATGGTGCTGAGGGTCAGGATGAGCGGCCGGGACTTGCGGCATGCCGGGCAGGGCGCAGGTCTGCGCCATTTGCGTGGGTTGGTGGCGATTCTGACGGTGTGCATTTCATTCCTTTCCGTAGATGGCGAGGCTTCTTATGCCGTCGCCCATGCTGTTGGAACATGTGTTCGGATCGTGGTCGATGATGTCGTTTCCGATGCCCTGGAAGCGGAGGCTGGCGGTGCCGTCCGGATGTCGGATGAGTTCGAGCCGGCCGTCGATGATGACGTCCTGGTCGGTTTGGGCGATGCAGCGGCGGCCGATCAGGATGACCGGGTCGGCCGACCGCCACTTGTGCAATGGGACGATGACGCTCACCGCACGTCCTTGCCCTCGTTCTTGCCCTGGGCGTCCTTTTGGGCGTCGTCGTAGCCTTCGTCGTACACGTCGTCGAGCAGCGTCTGGAACTCGGGAGAAGAGAAGAACGTGCTGATGGCGTCCTTGGCCACGCGCCTCCATGGCTCTTTGCCCTCCATGGGCATCTCGTTCCATGGGCGTGGATGGCGGGCCCCGTTGCGATACCAGCGCAGGTAGATGGCCTCGGCCACCTTGTTCTGCGTCTCCAGACCGATCGGAATGGTCTCCTGGTCTGCCATGATGGCTCCTTTCAGTATGTTTCCGGCGGTTCCGGCGCGGTGCGGTCCGCGATGATGTAGGCGGCGAGCGCGACGCATAGGGTGAGGATGATGAGCATGGCGTGCAGGGCGAGCCATTGGATGGGGATCCAGTGGTGGAGGCCGTAGCCGATGATCGGCCGGATGATGGCGTGCGGCACGAGCAGCAGCGCGGCGAGGGAGAACAGCGTGGCGAACCAGTCGCCGACGCGGTTGGAGATGCGGTTGATGGTCTGTTTCATTCCGAGGTTCCTTTCATAGTTGGTTTGGTACGGTTCATGGCCTGTTGGCCATCCAGCCGATCAGGATGGCGGCGCATAGGAGGATCACTGCTGCGATGCTCATCACCTTGCTGCTTCCGTGGCGACGTATCGGACCGGATAGGCGGCCAGGTGGCGGATGATGCGCTCGTATTGGCGGATGTCGCGGTCGAGGCATGTGCCGGTGCGGTGGGCGCTGGCTGCGGGCGTCTCCTCTTCCGGTTTCACGTCCCAGCCGGCGGCTTCGAGACTGTCGCGGAGGGTGGCCATGTCGATGCGGTGGTAGTGCAGCGGGAGGTTCGGGCAGAGTCGGCCGATGAAGTCGAGGTCGAACTGCGGGTTGCTGCCTGCCGGATGGAGGGTGAACGATTGTGCGAGGCTGTCGACGTATTCCTCGAGCGCGTTCGCCGTTGCCTTTTCCGTATATCCGCCGTCGAGAGCGGCTTCGAGCAGTCCGTTGGCGCAGTGCATGCGCCACGCCTTGATGTTCCCGTCCGTAATGGACGCCTTGCGGCCTTTCAGTCCGATGACGCGGCGGAAACCTCCGACGCACCGCACGCCTCTCATGTCGGTGCAACGCATTTCCACCTCGAGGATCCTGTCATGGTCCGGGTCGAGCCCTGTAGTCTCCACATCCATCCACAGCAGCATGTCGGGCTTGTCAATGGTCATTCCGTTTCCCTCCCGTCGATGTCGAGTGTGGCGACCTCTATGGCTGTCAGACGGGTCGCGGTGCCATCCTGGTTGAGGCGGAGCCATATCCCCTGCCAGTCGCGCACCGGGGTGGTGCGCGGATCCCTGCCGAGCGGGACTATCAGCCCGAGGCGTTCGGCCTCCTTCACATGCTGGTGAACCCACCCATGGCAGCCGGTCGTACCCGAACCGCACAACTCGACGATGTTGGCCGGACTGTGCCTCACATCCAGATCCGCCGCCCGCCGCAGCTGACGGTGATGGCCGGAGCGTCCGGGCCAGCATGACGGATCATGGATGTTCGTCCCGCAATGCAGACAATGCCAACCCTGCCGCTCCAAAGCGGCACGCTTCGAATCAGCAAACTCACTCACAACGCACCCCCTCCTGCATCAGACCGTCAACCAACACCAAACAAGCAGTGCAATTGGCCCTCAACCCGGCCGCCATCGCCACGATGCCGTCTTCCGCCCTGCCACCGGCGAGCGCTCGCAGTTCGATTGTGCTGGCGGTCTGGGCGGTGTCGGTGAGGAGTTGGGCGAGTCTTTCGAGTTGTTCTCTGGTCATTGGTTGTTCTCCTCGTCTTCTTCGTTTTCGTCGGAGTCGGCTTCGGTGATGGCGGCGATGAGCTGGTCGAGGTGACTGGTTTCGTCGTCGGCGGGCGTGTAGCCGAGGTCTTGGAGGATCTGGTAGTAGCCGGGGATGCGTCTGCTGGTGTCGTTGACGGTGGTCCAGTCGGTCGGGTCGATGAACCATTCGATGCGTGCGGCGAGGATTTGCACCGCCCAGACCGCCCAGTCGGGTTCGTCGAGGTGGTAGCGGAGTTCGGCGAGCGCCCGTTCCGGTTCGATGCCGCTGATGGTGGCGAATTGTTCGCCACCGCATGCGGCGTCGTTCCATGTGCTCAGCGCCTGCGTGTAGCCCTGCGGGTCCGGGTCGATGATCTGCAGGAGTCCGAGCTGGGCCGTGGTTTCGACGAGCTTGTCGCGTTTGATGCCGTGGAGATGGCCGTGGAGCCATGCCATGCGCTTGTCCGCGGATGCGGCGACGTATTCCTCGAGCGCGTGCCTGCGGGCGTCGCGTTCGGCTTGTTCGGCGGCTCGTCGGGCTTCCTTTTCGGCGTCGGCGGTCTTGTCACGGCGGGTCCAGAGGTAGACCTGCTGCGAGACCGTGTGGATGGATACGGCTGCGGGGTTCAGTTCGCGGATCTTCTCGATGGCTTCTTCGGGGGTGCCGGTGGATGGGAACATGCAGCCGATGTAGCGCCATTCCGGGTCGCTGTAGGGCTTTTCGGGGTCGGGGATGAGGTTGATGCCGCTGTCGGGCTCCCCGAGGAGCGCGGCGACCGATTCGACCCATTGCCGGTCGCGGTCGTCGCGTTCGATGCGGCGGAGGGTGTAGTCGAAGTTCGAGGTGCCGGCCGCCTGCACGAGCTCCTTCTGCCTGTCCGGCTGGCCGTCATATCGCGCGATGGCCACGAGCTGACCGATGGAGATCTGGCCGAAATCGTCGCGGGATGCTCTGACCTCGGTCTTGATGCTGGCGGCCTTGACGCGGTCACGCACATAGTCGCCGCTTCGGCCGAGCCTGTGCGCGACGCTGGCGGTAGTGGCTCCGAGGTCGAGCATGCCCTGGATGGCGTCAGCCTCCTCCAACACGGTGAGCTGTTCGCGCTGGCAGTTCTCGGTGACCATGGCCTCCAACTGCTGCAACGGGTCTAAGTCAAGCACGAAACACGGCACGGCTCCGGTGCCGGCCTGCTTGCATGCGGCGAGACGACGATGGCCGGCGATGACACGATAGCGCTCGCCGTTGTGTACGACGGAGAGCGGCGAGAGCAGGCCGTTGGCTTTGATGCTGGCCGCGAGGTCGGTCACGTCGCCGATGTTTTTGCGTGGATTGTCGGGGTGTGGGTCGATCAGGCTCGGGTTGATGAGCTTGATTTCGTTGCTTTGGTGGTAGTTGCTCATTGCTTCTCCTTGCTGGTTTCTTGGTTGTTGAGTTCGTCTGCGCATGCCTGGCATGCCTTCCACCATTCGCTTGGGTTGCCGTTGCGGAGGCTTCCGGTGTGGTCGTATTCGTCCTCGTGTGGATCCATGAGCTGGTGGACGTGTTCGCAGTTCCAGGTGTGCTTGTGGCTTGGCGGCGGTGAGATTGGCTCGGGTGCCCAGATTTCCCATTGGTCGCGGAGCCATGTGTTGAGCCGTGGGATGTGGCCGCTGCGGATTTGGCCGTCGTTGACGGCGTGCTTGTAGCGGCGGAGCGCGGTCTGGAGTCGGGTCAGTTCGACGGGGTTTCCGGCGATGGCCGCGTACAGGGCTCTGGCTTCGACTTCGGTCTTGCGGCCTTTCGCGCCGACGGATCCGGGATAGGTTTCGGCGAAATGGTCGAAGCCGGATTCCGGCGTGGCGGGTTGCTTCGGTTTGCCGGCGGGAGGGGTCGGAGAGGGTATATCGGTATCGGTATCGGTTTTATGCCATGTTTTTGCTTGGCTGTCCCCTAGCAACTTGCTAGAAGGTTTGCTACCGTTTTGCTCTCCGTTTGCTTGGCTGTTTTCCGGCAAGTCGCCCGACGTTTGCTTGGCCTTTTGGTTGGCGGCCTTACGGCGGCCTCCCTTGCTTCCGGCTTTTCGGCGCGCCTCGCGTTGCTCTTCGGTCAGCACTCGTGGCTCCCTGCAGATGCCTTCGGCGTAGACGGGACGCCATCCGCCGTCGTGCTCCTCCATGAGTCCCGCATCGATGAGCTGCTGGAGCTGGCGCATGGTGCCTCCGGCGTCCTTGAGGTCGAGCTGGTCGAAGTGGCCGGGATACGCCGACGGGTCCTTCGATTGCATCGAGACGCCTTTGGAGTGGATGACGCAGAGTTTGACCCACAGGCCCACGGTGGCGAGCGGTAGGCGTCGGATGCGCCTGTCGTCGGCCATCTGGTCGTCGATGATGAACCACATTCTTCTTCTCCTTCCGTGGTTCGGGTTCCTTGGAGGCTTAGCCGATCTCGCCGGTGTCCGGGTCGATGGACGCCTCCACGTCGCCATCCTCCATGTCGAGGCTGCGGCGCAGGTCGTCGATGAGGATCATCTGCCGTGACGTGGCGGGCTTGGCGCACATGTTCTCCATGGCCAGGCCGGCGTCGAGGATGCGCTGAGCGAGGTCTGCGCAGTCGTACACGGCTTCGGTGATGGCGTGGATGCCGCCCCACTTGTCGATGTGCTCCTGCTTGTTTTTGGTGTCCATGACGTTGCGGCATGCCTTGAGCACGACGGCCGCGGCCTTGGTGACCTGCTGCGTCTTGCCGATGAGGTCGATGAGCGTGTCCGGTGTCGCTTCCTGCGGGATGAGCACCTGCTGTTCGCTGGCTTTCATTGCTTCCTCCTTTAGAATTCCGGTTCCGGATCCGGTTTGCCGA